TGGGGTCCTTACCCAGGACAAAGGGGGTGATTCGAACACCTCTACCCATACAAACTTACGCCAACATGTCGTCACACGACAGAGGTTTGGTAGAAACCGCGTAAGAAAGCCCTTCGATTTAAGAGGAGGGAAAAACTCTGGGGTATATCGTTACCCCCACGCCTCACTTTGAGGAAGTAGCGCTTGCGGTCCAAGTAAGACCGAAAGCTGACTCAAAAGACGCACTATCAAAAACGCCCACACCGTCATTCAGAGCTGCTAAAAGCAGAGGAATGTCGTTGTGCGCGGCTGTAGACGCGTCGTCATTGCGCTTGGTCGCATTCAGAGCTTCTCCGGTAGAAGGATTAGAAGGGTTTTCAACTTCGATAGCCCTATTTCTAGAATCCAAAGCGGATAACAACGAATCGATTATGGCAGCAATGCGCGACTCACGAGACCACACGAAAAACTCATTAGCAGGAAAACGTGAATTGAGAGACGCAACAGAAGTTAACAACCCAGTGAGGGACTCACGCAAAATGTCTTTACCATTTTGCGTTTGCAGAGCACCTCCTTGGGCCGAAACCAACAGGTTATACACATCATAAAAAGGATAAAAAGACTTAGCGAAAGCAGGAAGCGAACGAATACCACTGGTTGAGTAAGACATCTTGTTATAAACGAGGTGGTTCATAAGCATCGCCATCCGACATACTCTCAGCGGGATTTGCATCCCCTTTCTTTCCACTTTTAGACTGGGGTCTTGGCCGTACAGCACGACTAGGACCTGACTTAGAAACATAAGATCTATCGCGGGCGATGACAGCCGCCGTAATTGGAACTGAGTCGAAGAAGGGTTGAACCTTATCCGAAACAGAATCCAAATTAATGGAGGCGTCAGACCCTACGACAGATTCTAACACACTAACACGCAGACCTTTCTTCAAAATAGAATTAGTAGTAGCAACTAAAGAGGCAATCTCCAGCGTAAGCGGAGAGAAACCCTCTTTGATGCGCACACCAGACACTCTAACAAATATAGACCAGGGTTTCGAGGAAGCATCCGAAGCAGTGACGTAATAGTTAGGAATCAACTTAACCATGAAATCACGCGTCGAAGCAGCGACGGAGAACTTACAGATAGTTCCCTCGTCTACCATCGACATCCTGGTGTCGACTAGCGCTACGGTAGCTCCGCCAGCGCAATTCTCCGGAATTGTCCAAACTCCGGAGATGACAACACCTACTAAAGTTACATACTTAGACTTGGACAAGTCGACTCCACGCAACAAATCAACAGGAATCAAACACTCAGAATCTCTAGACTTAATCACACTGTAGTCAGTAACAGACAGATAGCGGAAAACTGTAAACATGTCAGGAAGAACTTTGTCTACCCACGAGAGTTTTACAAACTCTTGCGGCTTCAAAGCATTCTTGACACCGACGCTACTTACAGACATACTTAAACGACAGACTTTGAAAAAAGAGATCTAAACAACCACTTATCACTAAGGTACTTGCACAAAGAATTAATAGCAAAACTGCTACCCCCTACGCTAGGAAAATACTCGTGGATAGCATCATCTAAAAGGTGAAAATAAGCGGCATTAAACAAAGGCTTAGCCACGTCCATCAGAGAAATCCTAAATTCCTCCAAATGTTCGTAACTTTCCAGACTCTTATTACCTAATTTAGAAATTAACTTTAAAGGGTCAGGATATACAATACAGCCCTTAGAGTGGTGAATGACATACTTACCACAAAAGTACCCATACCTTTTCTTAAACAACTTAGCCTCGAAATTCCAGACTAAATTGGCAGTAGCTTGAATATCAGGATACTCCAGGTTGGGCGGCATGTAGATAAGCGAATCATCACCACAGAAAGAGGCTTTAAAACATTTACTTAAAGGAACCATAGAAGCTACACACGCTGCGATAATAAAAGTATTACCTATAAAAGTAGTAACGTCCCCAGATTTCCTCTGATAGTAGATCACAGTCTTAATCCCAGCTTGGAAGTCCGATATGCTGGTCTTTTTGTGGCCCATTTCCCAGATCCTCGCTAGAATGTCGTCTAAACCCAATCTTTCCCAGATTAACATCTCAACAGCTTGATGAAAGTCAGTCTGAGACTTATCGTATTTAGACACGTCTAACTCCAGGATTTCGTAAGACTCCTTTGCAGACAAGGTGGAGAAAAAAGACTGTAAATCTTCCGGGGTTTTCCTAGTATAAAAGAAAAACTTCGAATTATCTACCATGCTAAGAAACTCACTAGTTAAGTACCTAAAAACAGGACCGAAAACCGCATTAACTAACTTAGAATGATAAACTATAGTCTGCAAGGCTGGATACTCAGACTGAATACTGGTATCTAACTTCGACTTTGGCTGTCGCTTGATCATATGCGTATACATATCGACCGGCGGCAAGTCAGAGAAGTCGAAGTTGGCCAACTGCCCCATGGCAGAAGTAGCCTGGTTATCAAACCACGCAGAAAAACACTCTAAACTAAGAGACCTAACACGCACTAAGTGATCACACAACTGTTCATCTCTAAGGAAAGTAGTAAAGAAATTATCTACAACACTCTTACTAATAGTATCTATATCTAAAGTCCCGGCTAAATCCGGGGTGTTAAAATTACGCTTAACTATTGCTACTAAATTCTCTAAGAAACCAGGAATACGCGGCCTCTCCGTAGCAGTTTTGAGGGAAGGAACCAGAAAATTCTTCCTTTCCAACTTCAACGACTCGGCAACCGGGTCGGCCTTAGACAGAGTCAATCTGCAAGGTTGCAGGTTAAACTCGTTGTCAGCTAACCGCATGGTCACAGAGTCATAATCATTAAGCACGAAACTGTTTCCGGGCAAGCAAGCGTCGTAAAAGGACTGCATGTCGGTCCAAAAACCCGCTTTAGACACGGGCAAAACTACGTTTTCAGTGATGTGGAACGACATTTGCTGTAATTGCTATTTGGTGGACGCTACAGTAGCGTACATAGACAATATGCTCTGATCGACCTTTTCGAGATCAGCAATTATACAGCTTACAGGATCGACAGTGACGGTATAATACGTCATAGTTTTAGTATGCCTGGAGAGCGCCACCAGCACGTGTGGCGATTTCCGGGATATTAAACCTATAGGCGTAGCAGTAGCCCGCACCACAGAGGTGCATTCGTATGTCTCTCCTTGGACCTCGTGAACAGTGTTCACGTCCTCATAACCAGCCTTTAACAAGGTTTGTTTATCGCTTTGAGTAAAAGTGATAATTTTCCCTTCCAGACTGGTTAATTCAGGGCGCAACAAGCCCACACCCGCGATCTTTTTCTGCGAGACCGAGTGCACAACAGCACTCGATGTCGTCACAGGCGCAGCGTATACCTCATTGAGGTAATGCGTCACGTCGCGAGGACACCGTTTGCTTGTGTACCGCTTCTCGACATCGTCGACGATTATCTTCTTCAATTCTAGCGGGTAGTCGAAATTCATCACCCTGTTGATGAATGGAATCTGCTTTGTATCCCCAAAAATTTTAACTTCCTTGACTTTCGCAATGTTCACACAGAAGTTCAATAGCCCCGTATGAACCATCAACCCCTCGTCGACCCATAGGGTCTTAAAGGTGAAGGGTTTCTTGTTCATAACGAATGAATCGAAGGTGCGTACGTTATCATTGGTTGCGACGCAACCTCTGAACTTCGCGTTAGCACGCCTCCGAATCATGGCAGCGGACTCCTTACCAGGTGTAAGGATCAGGTCCGTTTTGAAGTCAGCTGAGTTAATAATTTCTTGGGTCTTACCACATCCAGGCACGCCATCAATCAGAGTAAATTTTGCAGTCGGATCTTGAAGAGGGAGGGAGGAAAGTACTTCTAAACTCCTAATAATAGAAAAAACTTTAGTGTCAGCAGAAACGCAGAAAGCCTTCCAGGAAGACTTGTCAACTATTGGCCAGTCAAACTCGTCATATTGCAACAACACGATTCTCAACTTGTCATCCGTGGTCAAACACACGCCCCAAGAGTGGGTCCTTTCCGTGGGTTGCAAAATCCACTTATCAGCCTGACAGTCGAACAAACCATAGGTTTGTACCAATTCATTCTCCCCGGACCACGAGGATCTGACAATCCGCTCGAGATTACCTATCGTAGCCGTTAAGCTAGCAGACAAGTAATCCAAGTAGTTTGCCATCTGCCTGACGCGGATGGGGCCAGTGTAAATCACAGGCGTGATAGTCTTCTTCAATCTGAGATTGCAGGTCTCCATGAGATGGATCTTCCTCACGGCTACTATATCATCGTCATTGAAATCGGTGTAATGTTTATTCTTTCCCACCGAATAGCCGACTTGAGGGAGATGAGCCTTTCCCTTTGCGATCCACTGTTTTGGCAAAGTGGGTAAGGCGCCGACACCTACGGTGACGGTTTCCGTTACCGACTTGCGGTTAAACTTGTCTTGCAACTCTACAAAGGAGGCTTCCTTCGTTCTAACCTCTCTCAGGTATCTCTGCTCCTCAGCGGACAATCCCGGGTATTTAGGTTGGCAGACGTCTTCTTCATCCGATGAACAGTCCATGTCGTCAAACACCGGAGCCAGAGCTTCTGCAGCCGCCCATTCGGGCGACTTTGCTTGCAGGCCCGTGACTGTTATTCCGGCAGATTGAGAAAAAATCGCCTCTATGACTGTTCCAATTAAGCCCGGGTTCACATCGTGATGATGGCAAAAGTCCGTAAACTTCTCCAGGTCAAACTCAATCCCAGAGTAGCGCTCACAGAGTTCATTAACCGTAGTGTATAGTCGGTCAGAAGCGTCCAGGACACTCTCGACATTGGCCGCCTCAATTTTGGCATCGGCCTCAAAAGCAGCAGAAAGAAAGTCATGAAAGTCCATGAACAACTCAGGGGCTTCTACGACCAACTCGTCAGCCTGGCATCTAAACCACCCGGTGGACATTAACGCGGCGTGAATCGTCGCATTGCATCCTTCGAATGCTTCAGACACTTTTTGGGCGAGTCGCTCTAAAAGTCCCTGCGGTTGTGTCACGATCTTTTCGCTCATGATCTCAATCTGTGCTTTCTTAACCTTAACCAAAAGAAAGACAGTAAAAGATATATCGCAGAGCATCTCAATGGGTACGTCCCATTCACTACGCACAGAAACTCCGTTCACAACTACTCTCGAACGAATTGACTCGACGAAAGATTGAACATTCCGCCACGTCAATGCCTTGTTATCGTAGGTGCAGATATGATTGATCACCGTGTGAATAAACGTCGCGTCTACTAGCATCTTCTTTGACTTCAAGGTGCCAGAGAAAAAACCCTGCATTTCGAACAGCGGGATTACCACCTTGGATTTCGCTTGAGGAAACCACACAGAAAACGTGGCTTTATCTTGGAAGATCGGTGAGGATTTGAGAGAGTAATAATCATTCTTAGAAACCTGATACTGACCTACAGACTTGTGCAACATATGCGTATCTACTCTAACCATCCTAAAAAAGAAAGTATCCACACGCTTAACCATAAACTCCTTTACATAAACTATTCTATCAGAAGCAGGAAAGAAAGTCCTAGTTACGATTTTCCTAATATTTGTAAAACTATGCGTGTAATGTAAAGTAGACTCGTCTTCGAACTGAAAATTGACGGAGTCGCCGTCAACAGAGAAGAAAGCTCCGACGTTAGGTAAACGTCCGAACTCGCTCCCTATTAACAGGTCCTCCGAAAAATGGAAAGCAGCGAAGAGAACCTTGATGTTTTTCCTCAGAAGAGCAGGCCCTATCTGCTCGCACGGAACGTCGTAAATGGAATGGAGAGCCACAGCATACCGGTCTCCGCTTCGTGCAAACTCGTGTTCACATTGCTGAAAAACATCAGAACATGTAACAGAACTAGGGTCCGAGTGGTACCTACGGAATGCGTCCATTTGCCAGGAAGGCAGACCAGCAAATTTCGTCTCTTGAGACGTTTCAGCTTGAGAGCGCCACGCAACAGAACGCGGACCATCTCTCTTCTTCGTGACGTATCGTTCGATCGCATCCTTGTACATTTCATTGCGTGCGACATCCTTCAAATCTAAGCAGGGGTTGCAGCAATGCACATAAGATCTTCCCTTCAACATGTGTTGGGAATAGTTTCCTCCGATATCATAGCACGGCGAACCGTACGGCACTTGCATCATGAGGTATTCCCCTTCTAAGTACCTCAACCCTCCTGCGAGGGAATGTACAGATAAAGCAGAGCCAGTGTAAGAAACCGAGAACTCGGGGTAGTTCTCGGTGACCACGCGCATCTGCTCCGTGGAAAGCACTCTCGAAAAGTTCACTTTAGGGCGTTTGTCTTGTGTGTCCAGAGACTTCACAGCCTCGTCATAAACCCTTTTTGAGGCTAACTGCGCTATCAACGGATTCCGTCCAGCGGCAGCAGCCTCTCTTGTATCGATAATTTGTTGTGTAATGTTTGCCATTGTATTGTATATAAAAGTAATTGTAATTAAACTTTGTATGTTTAATGTAATGCTTTC